AAAACTTATCGTATAACAAGTAGCGGAAAGAGTTATATAGATAATGGTTTTAATAAAATAGTATAATAATCTATATTATTCAAAAAAATAAACAAAAGACAAAAAATTAGAAAGAGAGAGAAAAAAATTATGGCAGACAAGAAAACTTTAACAAACACATTTACAGTAGTAGGACATTTAAAAGCAGTAGAGTATAGAAATTCAGACAAGCAAGCTGAACAAGTATCAGCAAGAGCAACTATTGAATCTGAGATTAATGGACAAACAAAAGAATATGAAGTTGAATTCTTCTCAAAGGCAGTAACTTCACAAGGAACACCTAATAAGTTATATGCTGCTTATATTGACTTAGGCAAGAATATTGGTAAGAAAATTAAAGTAAGCGGAGAATTTAGAGAAAATAGATATTACAGTGCAACAAGAGAAACTGTAGTTGGAGTAAATACTTTAAGTGGTCGTTTCATTAATTATGATGTAAAAGATGCTGATGCAGCAACTTTTGAATTCCAAGGTTTCGTAATTAAGGAATTAAGCGAAAAACAAAATAAAAATGGAGAAATCTATCAATATAACATCGGTATTGCACAAGAGGGATATAAAGAAAATACATTAACTGTAATTAACTTTAATGTAAGCACAGACCCTGAAAGCTCTGATATTGTAAACTCAATTAGAGACCAATATAGCTTAGGTGCATCTGTAACTATCACTGGTGAATTAGATTTCCATACAGAAGTAACTACATCTGAAATTAACAATGAGGGTGGATTTGGTAAGCCAATCGTAAGAGAATACACAAATACATATAGAAACTACTATATCACTGGTGGTTCTGCTCCATTCTTACCTGATGACGAAAAAGCATTCTACAATGATGAACAAATTGCGGCTTTAGTTGCTGCTTATAAGGCACATGATGTAGAATTAGCAAAAGAAGCAAGTGAAAAGACTGATTCTTCTAATAAAACTACAACTGCAACTTCTGCAGCAAGACCTGCAACAAAGAAGACAACCAGTTTGATTTAATTAAAGGGGAGTAATCCCCTTTATTTCAACAAAAGACAAATTTTTAGACAAACGAAAGAGAGGAGAAACTTATGAATCTTTGGGAAATAGAACCACATAAAATAACTGCAACTTTAAATGACAAAATTATTCAATTTTATGGTGCAAATTCAACTAGAAAGACAAGTGTTGCCGCAAAATTTCCAAAAAGTTTAATTTTTGGTTTTGAAAAAGGATATCAATGTATTGATGGCGTTATGGCAATTCCTGTTGATAGTTGGGGTAAATTTAAAGATTATTTAAGACAATTAAAAGACCCACGTTCAAAAGCAAAGTTTGAAACAGTAGTTATAGATACAACTAGAATTGCATATGATTGCTGCACAACTTATCTTTTAGCGCAATATGAAAAGACTGATATAACTGATATTGGAACAAAAGGTAAAGGTTGGTCTTTATTAAAAAAGGAATTTAGTGATGTTTTAAATAGTATTCCTAAAATGGGATATGGTTTAGTTCTAATAACTCACGCAAATGAAGAAGATAAAAATGGAGTTTTAACCATTAAGACTGATTTAGATAAAGTAGCAACTGATGTTATAAATAAATTAGTTGACTTCCAGTTCTATGTAAGAAAAGAAGAAAAGGAAGAAAATGGAAATAAAGAATTAACTGTATTTGCTTATGCAGATGTTGCTTTCGCAGATACAAAGAACAGACTTCGTTACTTCCCAAAACATTTTGAATTTACTTATGAAAATCTATTAGCGGCATATCAAACAGCTTTAGATGAAGAAGTAAAGCATGGAGCAAAATTAGACACTGACACATTAAACAAACAAGTAATGGCTGAGCCGTTAGAAGACTTGAGAAATGAAGTTATTGAGTTAGTTAAGAAAGACCCAAATAACGAACAAGTGGTATCTTATATATCAAGTCATTTTACAAAGAAACTTAGTCAAACAGATGACAATGATTATGATAATTTAATTGCGGCTAGAGATTTCTTAAAATCATTGTTTAATGTTGAATAGTAATAAATAATGGATTCAAAATTATACACTAAAAAAGAACTTGAAACTTTAATATTGGAGTTGTCTGGATTAAAACAGATAACTCCACTTATTAATAAACAAATTAGCCGCTTAGTTATTGATGGAATGACATTTTTGGAAATTGCTAGATGTGTTGATTATTATGTAGAAATATTAGACCATCAAATTAAACCAGAATATGGAATTGCATTCGTTTCAAGTATTCGTGAACCAGCAGGTGAGTATTTTAGACAGCTTGAGCTTGACAAGCAAAAACAAGAAAAAGAAGCCGAAAAAGTTATTAAATATCAAGACAAGAATATTATTATCAATATAAAGTCATACAATTCATTAAATAAACCTAGACCTCCAAAGACTTTTGATGTTAATGAGATAAAGGTTGATGACAACGATGAAGAGTGTGCTTAACAATTAAAAATTAAATAGAAAAATGTTATAAAGGAGTAAGGTCTAATGTATCAAAAAGGTAAATTAGATAAATTATACGATAGCCAAGCAGCTTTGTATGTTTTAAGCAGTATAATGAAAGATCCTCTTTTAATTCAAAGTGATGAGTATGTGTTAATCCCAACTGACTTTTTTAAACCCATACATAAAATGATTTTTGTAGCCATTTATAATATGGAACAAGAGGGAATAACAAATATTGAACCAACAAGTATTGATTTATATTTAAGTCATTATGATGCACAATATAATTATTATAAAGCTCAAAATGGTTTTATGTTAGTACAAGAATGTGCGAGAATGACTTTAACTATGGATAAAAAAGAATTCTTGTATTATTATAATCGTTTAAAAAAATTCTCTCTTTTAAGAGATTTAGAAACTAACGGTATTGATACTACAATTTTCTATAATACTGAAGTTAGCTCATTGGATAAAGATGTAGAAGAAGATAAATTAGATAAAACTGCATTACAATCAATATCAAACACAATAAAGGGTACATTGGTTGATATTGAAAAGAAACATATCGGCAAAGATAATGGAACTGCACAAAATGCTAGCAAAGGTTTAAGAGAATTAGTTCAAAGATATAGAGAGTTGCCTGAAGTAGGTTTACCTCTTGAGGGTTCTATTGTTAATTTCGGATTAAGAGGATTGCGTTTAGGTAAACTTTATACTTATTCAGCTCCAACAGGTGCAGGTAAAACTCGTTTTATGTTAAGTGCTGCCGCATCTATCTCAATGCCATATATCAACAAAGATGGAATAGTTGTATTGCGTGGTGAAAAAGGTGATGAATTTGAAAAAGTATTATTCGTAACAACCGAGCAAGCCGCAGATGAAATACAAACTATGTTATTGGCTTATGTTAGTGGAGTTCAAGAAAATAAAATATTAATGGGTGATTATACATCTGATGAATTGCAAAGAATAAATCAAGCATTAAATATTATAGACCATTATCAAGATAATTTTATGATTGAAGCAGTTCCTGACCCATCTATCGCTGAAATAAAAGTATTATTAACAAAATATATTATACAAAAACAAGTAAGATATATTTTTTATGATTATATATTTTCAAGTCCAGGACTTTTAAGTGAGTTCAGAGATGTCGCAGTTCGTGAAGATGTTGCACTAATGATGTTATCGAATACGTTAAAAGAAATTGCGATGTTGCATAATGTTCACATAACTTCTGCAACTCAGTTGAATGATGGATGGTCAAAAAAAGAGACCGGACCAAGAGACCAGAATTGTTTAAGAGGCTCAAAAGCAATTGCGGACAAAATTGATGGTGGTTTAATTGGTGTAAGATTAAATCCAACAGAAAGAGAAAAGATACAAGAAATTTGGAATAAAATAAAAGTTGCAAAAGGTTATGAAAAAGACCCTAATATAGTTATAGATGTATATAAAAATAGACGAGGAGAGTTAAACTGCGTAAAAATTTTTAGATATTTTGATTATGCTACCTGTCATTGTATTGATTATTTCGTTACAGATGGAGAGTATCACATTGTTGAAAATATAAAAGAAATAAGATGCGAAGAACAAAGATTAAGTTATGCGGAATTAAATTATGAGGAAGGAGAAAAAATAAAATAATATGCCAACTTTAGCGG